CTGCCAATCAGAGCATATGTAAAAATCTGGAATGAATTTTTCAGAGATGAAAACGTAGATAATGCAGCAACCATCAAAACCGATGACGCCGACATAAATTACCAAGACGGCAAAGAAGACGAAACCCACACAGAAGCTATCTTAATGAAAGCAATCAGCGGAGGTCGCTGTTTACCTGTAAACAAGTTCCACGACTACTTCACCAGCTGCTTGCCGTATCCTCAGCGTGGGCCAGCCGTAGCGCTGCCGCTTGAAGGTAATGCACCTATCAGATTGGGAGACCAAAAGGGAAATTACATAAGTTTCGCAGGCCCGGTAGAAATGATAGTAGACGCACGCGGTTCCAACACACCCGGATCTCTAACATATTCAAAAACCACCGGAGCGCCCGAAGAAAAGAGTCAGATGACATTTACCGGAAAGGAGAAAACAAGCGGAGAAATAGGAGGAGGAGGCTGGCTGTATGCAGACGTAGAATCAATCACAGCAGCGACCATTAACGACTTAAGAAAAGCCGTAGCAGTGCAGCAGTACTACGAAGCACTCGCAAGAGGCGGCAGCAGATACCGCGAACAGGTACAGGCGCTGTGGAATGTGGTAATCAGCGATAAAACCGCACAAATCCCGGAATACCTTGGCGGCGGCAGGTACCATGTCAACATGAATCAAATCATTCAGACAAGCGGACAGCAAAGCAACGCAGACACACCCATCGGCGAAACCGGTGCAATGTCGGTAACACCAGTCAACGAAAGTTCTTTTACCAAATCTTTTGAAGAGCACGGTTTCGTAATCGGTGTCTGTTGCGTAAGACACAATCACAGCTATCAGCAAGGTTTGGAACGTTTCTGGAGCAGAATGGACAGGCTGGACTACTATGTGCCACAGTTCGCAAACATAGGTGAACAGCCAGTAAAAAAGAAAGAAATCATGCTAACCGGTACAGCAACAGACGAAGAAACGTTTGGCTTTCAGGAAGCATGGGCAGACTACCGGATGAAGCCTAACCGCGTATCAGGCAAAATGAGAAGCAACGCAGAAGGTACACTAGACTTCTGGCACTATGCAGACAACTACAAAGAAGTGCCCACACTCTCGCAAGGATGGATGGCAGAAAACAAGAGTGAAATTGCGCGCACACTCATTGTGCAGAATGAGCCACAGTTCTTCGGTGCAATCCGCGTAGCAAACAAAACTACAAGACGGATGCCGTTGTACAGCGTACCGGGCTTGTACAAACTGTAAGAAAGGAGGAAGCCCGGAGAAATCCGGGCTATTTTTTAAATGGGAAAATTATCAGGATTCTTAACAGCACTAAACGTAGCCGGAAACATTGCAAACACAGTTGGAACATTTGCAAACGCTGGTAAACAAATTGCCGGAGCATTTGGCGGATGGGGTCAGACAGGCAGCAGCCAAAGCCAAGGCGGGAGCGTAAGCCAAGGCGGCGGACATTCCGAGAGCGGAAGTCAAGCAGGGACAAACATTCAGCAGGTAAAAGACTGGCTTAACCAGGCATACGCATACCAAGGGCAAGAAGCCGCCATGCAAGGTAAATACAACAGTCAAAGTATGCTAAAACAGATGGGTTACAACACCTTACAAGCAATCATGCAAGGCGTATATAACCACATTGAAAACAGCGTAGCAATGAACTACAACAGTGCAGAAGCACTAGCAAACCGTGAATGGCAAGAGCACATGTCAAGCACAGCATACCAGCGTGCAGTTGAAGACATGAAAAAAGCGGGGCTAAACCCTATCTTAGCATTCGCAAACGGTGGCGCAAGCACACCAGGCGGCTCAGCAGGAACAATTAGTGGGGCAAGTATGGGACTTGCAAGCAGTAGTGCACTAGGAGTAAGCAGAAGCGGTGGTTTTGTGCCAAATGCATACTCAAGCTCAAGCTGGAGCCAAAGTGACTGGTACAACGCGGCACAAAGCTGGCAACAAATGCTAAGCCAAACACATATGACACCATACGGACTTCAAAAGGCACTTACGGAAGTCGGAGACAACACAAAAGAAGCCATCACAAAGGCGACAGATAAAATGGGAAAAGGAAAAAGCACAGAACAAAGCAGAAGCATAAAACCACAAGACAAAACTGGAGCATACGGAGAAAAACGAAAGCCGGGTGATTATTTAAAGTGAGTTGTTACAAGCCATTAATAAGGCTGTACAACCCGGAAAATAAAGACATAAGCGGGCGGGTGTATTCACTTGCCCGCTTTTCTGAAATAAGCGGGAAGCAGCTAAGATATGAAGACCTGATGTATAGAAAAGATGTCATGCTAATACCATGTGGGCAATGTATCGGATGCAGAATTCGACAGCGTGAGGACTGGACAACACGAATAGAATTAGAAGCAAGAGAATATCCAAGGGAAGAAGTTTGGTTTATAACATTAACTTATGACGATGACCATGTACCGGGCATGATAGTAAACACAGGCGAAATCATGCGAAAAGTACAGTACGTCTGGAAGCCGGGAGAGAAGCGCCCTGAGAGCGTCCAAACATTACTATATCCTGACATTCAAAAGTTCTTAAAACGTCTCAGAAAGGCTTATAGGGGCAAATTACGCTATTTTGTAGCGGGAGAGTACGGAGAACAGACAGCAAGACCGCATTATCACATGATTCTATACGGATGGCAACCAAAAGACCTAGAGCACCTATACAAAATACAACATAACGGATACTTCACGAGTAAATGGCTAGCAGAGTTATGGGGCATGGGTCAAATCCAGATAGCACAAGCAGTGCCAGAAACATATAGATATGTTGCAGGGTACGTCACAAAAAAAATGTACGAGATAGACGGTCAAAAAGCAAACAAGTACTATGAACTAGGGCAACAAAAACCTTTTGCCTGTATGAGCCTAAAGCCGGGCCTAGGCGATCACTATTATCAAGAGCACAAAGCAGAAATCTGGAAACAAGGGTACATCCAATGCACAAACGGCAAGCGCGCACAAATTCCGCGCTATTATGAAAAAATGATGGAAGCCGAAAACCCTCAAAGATTATGGAGAATCAAACAGAACAGACAAGCAGCAGCAATAGCAGAAAACCGGCTAAAGTATGAAAACACAGACTTTGCAGAACAATGCAAGACAAAAGAAAGGGTGATAAAGAAGCAAACGAAGAAGAGAGGGACACTCTAACGGTGTCACCTAGCCCAGTACCTATCAAGTAAGGTACTGGGCTATTGTCATTTAAAGGCTCCATGTATCAGCCTATTCAGTCTATCAAGTAGATATATTCTATCGCGCGTGCGCACGCGCGCGAAGCGCGCACGCGCGCACGCGCGGCTCCTCAGCGCTGTTGTTCGCAAGCTCACAAGCGCTGTATAATATTAACTTGTTGTAGGAGTAGTAGTAGAGGTAGTGGAAAAGTTGAAAAGTACTAAAATTTAACGCTAAAGTGTAAATAAAAAGCAAAAAACACTGTTGAAAGTTTTGTTAAAAACTTGTTGAATTGTTGAAAGTTCGTCAAAATGACGGAAATCGTTGTGCAACATTTTGTTGAAAAGCTGTTGAAAGTGTTGAAAGTGTTGAAAACGCGCACAGCGCTAAAAAGGAATGGATTAGCCGAGTTCCGCATGCGCTCCACACGGCAAAGCGCTAAAGCGCTATCAAAACAAAGGAGCAAAACCGGGTTACAAGAAAAGGTTACAAATTAATTACAAAAAGAGAAAACTATTAAAAAAGCTATCGACAAGTGATATAATAAAGGCAGAAAAGAAAGGAAGGTGCCCAAAATGAAAGAGTACACAAGGAAACCTAGACTAAGCAAAGACACAATCAGAAAGCTAATGGACGGCAGGACCGTAATAAGAGGAATCTACGAATACAGCCTAGATAAAGCATGGAACGAAAAACGCCAACGATTTGACGAAGCACTACTCCGGTGGAACGATGCAATTGAAGAATACGAATACTGGATCCTTGGATCAAAAGGCCTGTACGAATTTGAGGTTGACAAAAATGATTAAATCGTATATACTAGACAAAGACGCAAACGAAAAAGTTGGACAGCACTTCAAAGTAAAGGAATTCGCTTGCAAAGACGGTTCACAGGTAGTTTTTATAGACAGTTACCTAGTGTCAATCCTAGACATCCTCAGAAACGAAGTCGGAAAACCTGTAATCATCAACAGCGGATACAGAACACCGTCAAGGAATAAAGCAGTAGGCGGTGCAAAATACTCATACCATATGCGCGGTATGGCCGCAGACATTCGAATAAACGGAATGAGCGCAAAAGAAATTGCCAACAAACTGAACAAAATCATTCCGTACGAATGCGGCATTATCGTATACAAAAGCTGGGTGCACATAGACACACGCACCAGCAAATACAGAAAGGGGGTATAAAATGGCACTGATTTCCATTAAAGATGTCAAGCAGGCAATCCGCATTATGATGCAGATTCTTGAAAAGCTTGACGAAATCTATCACGCGCTGCATGATAGCATCAACGAAAACGAAAAGGAGTAAAGCCATGATGAACAAAACATGGAACGTAAGAGACCAGCCCAGAGAATCATTGGAAAGACAACTTCAAAAAAAATACAAAGAAATTGATGGCAATTACAAAATGCTTAGAAAAGTGTCAAACATCGAAGACGCAAAAATGCTAGTAGATGAGATTTGGCAAATGAAAAGTTTTGCAAGCACCATTGAGTTAGAGCTAATGCGAAGGGAGTATAACAATGGCACGACATCGTAAAGCAATGAACGGCGCAAAAGACCGCCGCATGTTCAACGTAACCGCAAGAAAGACGAAAACTATCAACCTTAGCCAGAAGCCCATGCGCGGCGGCATCCGGCTGTAAAAGAAAGGAAAAAGACAATGGAACATCTGTATTATGGACTGTGGGACAACGTAGCAAAGTGCTATGCATGGGTAGGAGAGAATAAGAACGACGCAACATTTGCACGAATGTGCAATGTAATGGCAAAGGATGAAAAAACCTTTGTAGGGCAGTCGCCGGAAGATTATACCGGCTATAAGCTAGCAAAATTCAACGATGAAACCGGCGCTTTCACCAACGACAAAGAGAAAGTATGGGAGGGCAAGCCTAATGAATAAACGATACGAAGAAGGGCGAGAGCCCTTCTTTTCCG